CAGGCGGCGCACTTCAAGTTATGGACGGTGGCGCAAAAATTGTAGTACAATCAGGTGATCGGTTGTTTGTAAAATCAGACACAGCATCTTCGCTTGATGTATGGGTATCTGCTGTAGACGCAATTAGCACATAAGGAGGATAGCATGGGATACATTGGAAATCAATCCTCTGAAGCATATTCTTCTGTAGATAAACAAGTTATTACAGGCAATGGAGGGACAGCTTATACTCTGTCACACTCAGTAGCTAATGCTAATGAAATAGAAGTGTTTGTTAATAACGTAAGACAAGAACCTGGAATAGCTTATACTGTATCAGCAGGTACATCTTTAGCTATGACAGGTAATGTAGAAAGCACTGATGACTTTTATGTAGTGTTTCAAGGTAAAGCTGTACAAACAGCAACACATCCAAGTGATGCACCACTTACTGCTTCACAAATAAATGCAGACAACCTACGCCTCGACGGCAACACGATCAGCAGCACCGACACGAATGGCGACATCACCCTCGACCCGAATGGGACGGGCGATACGGTTATGACTGGCAGCGGTGGTCAAGTAACAGTTGATGAAAATGGTCACATTACAAGCAAACAATCTTTAGACGTAGCAACCGCTGGCGGCAGAATTATTGGCGCAAGTAATCGTGGGACTGTTAGCCAGATTGACCTTGCTCAGACAACATCAAGTGCAGACGGCGGGTATATTCGTTTCTTAACTTGTAATTCTGGTTCAACTAACCCTACAGAACGTATGCGTCTATTGTCCGGCGGTGGCCTCACCTTCAACGGCGACACGGCGGCGGCAAATGCCCTTGATGACTATGAGGAAGGCACGTTTACTCCTGTTTTTCAACAAGGACTTACTTCAGCAGGATACTCAACTCAAATTGGTACATATATTAAAATTGGCAGACAGGTAATTTGTTCAATTCAACTGCGTGCAACTTCTGGCACAGAAAATAATAGTCACATTTATGTAGGTGGATTGCCATTTACAATTACGAATGACGTTGACCATTCATTCGGAGCCTTCTGGACTTACAATGGTGGATTTTGGACTTCAAGTGCTAATACCTCATTCTTAGGCTTGAGGAATCAAACCAATCTTGCATTTTACAAACAAGTTGATGGCGGTTCTATCGTTGGCACTAATTCAAATGTAGCAGCCAATCTCAATGCAGATTTAAGAATTGTAGTTGTTTATAGGGCAGATTAACCCCACCAGCCGGTAGGGGTCAGACAGGTCGCAGCCAAGCGACGGTAAACAAAGGAGTAAACAATGGCACTAACAAAAGAATTTGAATACGATTGCGAAGTTCGTGGGCCGTACAAAGCCGTGCAAGTTCGCAAGGCAACCGTCGTCAAGGATGACGGCATAGAAATTAGCCGCACCTATCATCGGCACGTCCTGCAATGCCGCACTAAGTCTGGCGACACATGGGGCGATACAGACATCTCTGGTGAGGATGCCAGCGTACAGGCGGTGTGCAACGCCGTGTGGACTAGTGCAATTAAGACAGCATATGAGGCTCATGTAGACTCACAAGGAGTATAGTATGGCATTATCTAAAATAAGATCGGATAGCCTTGAAGATACTGCTATTCATGGCAACAGGAACCTGATTATCAACGGTGCGATGCAGGTGGCGCAGCGGGGTACGTCAAGCACGTCTTCAGGGTATCAAACTGTAGACCGATTCAATGTTCATAAAAGTTCCTTTGGCCAGCTTGCCTTTACTCAAACACAAGTAACAGATGCCCCTGCTGGCTTTAGCAACTCGTATAAATTTACAACGACCACAGCAGAAACAGCAGTAGACGCTGCTGAAAGTCTAGGAATACGGACAGCACTTGAAGGTCAGGACTTACAACAGCTTGGTTATGGAACTGGCTCTGCTAAAAAACTAACTTTGTCATTTTATGTAAAGTCATCACAAACCGGCACATTCGCAATTTACTTTTATAGTGCTGATACTGTCCGCATAATCACTAGGACTTATACAATATCATCAGCAAATACTTGGGAACAAAAATCCGTAACTATTGATGGTGACGCAAGTGGCTCAATAGATAATGACGCAAATGAAAGTTTTCAAATTAGCTGGTGTATAGCGGCAGGGAGTAATTTTACTTCTTCTGATAGCACTTCTTGGTCAGCATACTCGACTGCAAACACATACTTTGGTCATGCACAAAACGCTGTTGTAACTACAACAAATGCAACGTGGCAAATTACCGGAGTCCAGCTTGAGGTTGGCGAACAAAGCACGCCGTTTGAGCATCGGTCGTATGGCGATGAGTTGGCTAGGTGTCAAAGGTATTTTCAGATAGTGGGTAACTCTTCATATTTTGCAGGGAATGGCGTGGGGTCAGCAAGCATATCTACAGGTATTCCTTTGGCTACGCCAATGAGGGCAGAGCCATCAGTGCCTGATACTGGGTATGCGTTTCACAGGTCAGGCAACACAAACTCCGGCACAAACTCCGTAACGAATGTAACGTATGCCACTATAGGTGCTTCTAATTTACAACTAAGGGTGAATTTCGGTAGCGGCATCAGCGATGAGGTCGCGTATGTGTTAAATGCTATCACGGCAGACCTACAGTTAACTGCGGAGTTATAAAATGAATGAAATGAACATTACTTCTGCAAAATACATGGCTCATTCTGAGACGGGTGAGAATGATGCTATCAAGGCCACCATTGATGGGATGGGATACACTGTTCCTCTTGCCATTGGAAACGCACACTACGCAGAAATCATGCGTCAGGTAGACGCTGGCGAACTAACAATAGCACCAGCAGAAGGAGGATAATATGCCTTATATTGGTAAAGCCCCTGATGCGGGTCAATTTAAAAAACTAGATGCAATCACGGCATCTGCTACAGCTACTTATGCGCTTGCTTATAACGGTGCAGCATTTAAGCCAGCTACAGCAGAAACCCTGATTGTATCCCTTAACGGTGTAACACAAGCACCTAATGACGCTTACAGTGTAAGTGGCAGTAATATTATATTTGCATCTAACCTATCGTCATCTGACAGCATTGATTACATTCTTGCGTTAGGTGAGGTAGGTAACAGTGTAGTACCTACAGATGGTTCCGTTGGAACTGCAAAACTCAGTAGCACTATTAGCCGTGGTGGCGTAGCGAATATTCGGGTTAACCCTAACAGCCTTACAGACAATGCAACGATTGCCAGTGGTGAGAATGCTCTTGTAGCAGGACCATTTACGCTTGCAGCTACGTTGACTGTTAACGGCACATTTACGGTGGTGTGATATGAGTAAACTATATGTAGATGAAATTTTTGGTAAAACTGGAACAACTACTAAGTTAACGCAATGTCATTTTCATGGTCGTTTAGCTTCAACTCAAACTATTGCTAGAGCTAGTACTGTAAAAGTAGTTGGAATGACAACTGATAAAATAGATAGTCACAATTCTTTTGATGGCACGACATTTACTGTTCCGTCTGGTCAAGAAGGCATTTACTTAGTAACTGCTAACGTGTTTTTTGATTTTTCAAATGCTGGAAACGATGGCGAAGCAGTTGAATTTTATTTCAAAAAAAATGGTACTGAAGTATACCGATTTGGGCAAAGTTTTAACACTGGTGGTAAACATATGCAACAAATAATTGAAGCTGGTGTTGGAATACTTTCATTAGCAGCAGGTGATATTTTAGAATTGTACGTCTATATGGTAGATGATAGTGCTAGCGGAACATTAAGGCTTTTTGGTGGTTCAGAATATGGCACAGGATTTGGCGCAGTTAGAATAGGAGCAGCATAATGGCAAGTGAACTTGGAGTACAAACTATCCAACATACAAATGGCACTGATGCGATTACTGTCGGTTCTACTGGCATTATTACCCAGCCTAAAATGCCGTTTTTTATGATTGATCTTATTGCTGATCAAGGAAGCATTGCTGATAACGTACCAACAGTGATTCAATTTAATGATGTTGTTGCAGATCCTGATAGTCTTTGGGACACTTCAAATTATCGACTTACTGTTAATGCAAACACTAAAGGATATTGGTGGGTTAGTGTAAATCTTTATACAAATGCTACTGATAATATTGAAAATTCACAAGTAGACATCCGCAAAAATGGTACAAATGTTGTTCAAAATCTTGGTCAATTAAGAGCAAGTGGTGGATCAGGCACACCACAAACTGAAGCTCTTTTTTCATTTAGCGCAATTATGGATTTAACAACAGCTACAGATTATATGGATGTTACTTTGAAATGTGATGTATCTAGCGGCGGTACAACAACAGTTAATAGATCAGGCAATACATATCGCACTTATGTTTGTGGTCACAGGCTGCGATAGGAGGAATAAATGACAGGAATACTTAAAGTAGACTCCATCCAGAGCAGCGGCGGCACTACTGGCCTGACGATTGATAGTTCGGGGCGAATATTCACTCCCCAGCGTCCAGCGTTCCATGCTCAACTTTTATCAAATGTAGCCATAAGCGCAGACACCGTTACTTTAATGTCGTTAAAAACAAACGGCACATCGTCACCGTCAACAAACAGCTACAACAATCTAGGTCATGCTGGTTGGGATAATACAAATAGTAAATTCGTAGCTCCTGTTGCTGGCCTTTATCTACTGTTTGCAAGAACAGGTTATTTTAACAACAACAGCCCTTCTCGCTTTGCTGAAATTAAACTTAGTTTTAATGGTTCAGATGCACATGATGATATGAGGTTTGTTGGTAGCCATAGTGACGGTGCTAGTTATGCAGATTATGACGGCATACAGGGAAGTCGCATTGTTCAATTAGCAGTAGGTGATGAAATTCAAATGAAAGTCAGGTCAACAGTGGCAGTCACAGTTATGGCTCCAGACACTTCTCTTGGCGGATACTTAATAGGATAGGAGACAGATATGGCTTTAACAAAACTTAACAATCAGTCTCTTAGCGCAGTTACATCTGCTGGGATTCCAACGCTTGCTTCTGCAAATATGCCTAGTGGTTCTTTAATCAATACAGCACAGCATTACCATCAAATGACTGCTACACAAACTCAAACATCTGACGCTTATGCAGATGTAACTGGCAGTAGTTTTACTTACACACCAGTGTCTTCATCATCAACAATCATTTTAGATTTTACCGGCAATATGCGTGGTTTTGCACCATCAAGCCAAGATGTCTTAGGATACATCAAAAGTTACTACAATGGTGCATCAGGAAACGCATACGTTTTAGCAGGAGACAACCTTGGCAAGCTGGGAGACTCAATTTGGTTTCCATTCTTTTTTGCTTTCAAACAAAAAATAGCTCCTGCTGATCATACAACTTCTGCTATAGCAATTAAATTACAATTTAGAGCAGGAAGCACTGGTCAAACTGGTCAATTTCAAAGTGGATCATCTCATGTAGCTTGTAATGTTTATGAGATTGCAGGATAATGAAGATGTCATTAGAACCAGAGCTTAAAGTCCAAATGGAACTAGACGCACACGAAAAAGAATGTGCTATCAGATATGAAATGGTGAACAGTAAACTAGAGTCACTAGACAAAAGGATGTGGCGGCTAGAGGCTATGCTTATGCTATCAACAGCATCAGTAATAGCTGTAGCCGTTATGCTAATAACTAAACTATGACGCACGTGTTTCTCCTATTAGTATATCTGGGGACAGGAGAAACAAGAAAACTAACTAGCGGAGATATGTACTTCTATAATATTAACGACTGCCTCTACTTCGCCAGTCAGGTTTCTAAACAATACGGTAATTATAAATATAACGATTATGTAAATGCAAAGGATCGAGTGACAGCCTATTGTATTCCAAAATACATTAACACAGAAAATGTGAGGGTATACTAGAATGATCGACCCAGTGTCAGCTTTCGCCGCCTTATCTGCAGGGCATTCAGCAATTAAAAAAGGTATAGAGATGGGTCGTGACCTTTCCTCTATGAGTAATGCAGTTGCTCGTTACGCTCAAGGAGAAGCAGAACTTCAATTTGGTGCAGCCAGAAAAAAGAAATCTAAGTTTTCTTTAGCAGAAGACTCAGCTATTGAAAAGCATTTTCGTAAAGAAAAACTAGAAGATATGCGTAAAGAACTACGATCTATCTTTCAGCTATATGGAAAGCCAGGGCAATGGGAAAGACTTCAGGCTGAGATTGCTAATGAACGTGCTGAAATAAAGAGAGTGCTTGAGGAAGAAGCAAGAAAGAAAGATCTTATTTTAAGTATTATATTATCTATTGTAATTGTTGGAGGTGGTGGTGGAGGTATCATTTGGTGGATAATGTACCTACAAAAAATAGCAAACGGAGGATAACATGTTTGAGGCATGGGTGTTGGTTTGTATCACAGGCACTATGAATTGTTTCATGGCACAAGATACAAGAGGCCCGTATAAAGAATTAGAACAATGTCAAGAGAGGACAATTGAAATGGGAAAAGATATTATTGAAGGTGTACCTTTTCATTATCCTGTACAAGGAAAGTGTATTAAAGCACGAGGAGAAGCAACATGATTCAAGCACTTATTGGGCCAGTAACAAGCCTACTAGATAAGTTTATTCCTGATGCAGATGAAAAGGCTAGGATTGCACACGAGCTTGCTACTATGGGTGAAAAACATGCTCAACAGTTAGCACTTGCTCAAATAGAAGTTAACAAGGCTGAAGCCGCTAGTGGTAGTGTTTTTAAAGGTGGGTGGAGACCAGCGGTTGGTTGGGTGTGCGCCTCTGCCTTTGCATATCATTTTGTTTTACAGCCCATACTGCTCTTTGTAGTGGCCCTAACAGGTACTCAACTACCTACCCTACCTGAGTTTGACATGAGCACCCTGTTGCCTGTTCTAGGCGGTATGTTGGGGATTGGCGGTTTAAGGACATATGAAAAGCAAAAGAGGCTAACCAAATGAATATAGATAAACTAAAGGAAGATTTGTTTATTGATGAGGGATGTAAATATGAAATCTATATGGACCATCTTGGGTATCCAACTTTTGGTATTGGGCACCTTATTTTGGTGGATGATGTGGAGTATGGACAACCTGTCGGAACGCCTGTCTCAGAAGATAGAGTCAACGAATGTTTTGCTAGCGACATCATCGTGGTGCTTGAAGAATGTGAAACGCTCTTCCCCAGTTTTGAAGTATTGCCCGATGAAGTTCAACTAATTATTGCTAATATGATGTTTAATATGGGGAGGCCAAGGCTTAGTAAGTTTAAAAAGTTTATTGCAGCTGTGGCAATTAGTAATTGGCAAGAGGCCGCAAATCAAATGGTTGATAGCCGTTGGTATAATCAAGTACCAAATCGTGCTGAGCGACTTGTAACTAGGATGAAACAAGTACAATAGTATATACCCCTTATAGACAAAATTCTATTTAACAAAGAGGTAATAATACTATGAGAAACGTAGAGTACGTTGGTCCATCCACATCTATTTCTGAAGAGATTGATGCTATGAAATATCGTCAAGAGGGTGAGTCCTTTGATGATAAAGTAAAACGAATGGCAGCAGCACTTAATGATACTGAGGAACATCAACTAGAGCTAGAAGACATATTTGGAAATATGAGATTCTTACCAGCAGGTAGGGTTCAAAACGCAATGGGCAGTCGGCGTATTACTACTGCATTTAACTGTTTTGTTTCAGGGATCATTGATGACAACATGAAGTCTATCATGAAACGTGCAGCAGAAGCCGCTGAAACAATGCGTAAAGGGGGTGGTATTGGATACGATTTCTCTAGACTCAGACCTCGTGGCGACCATATTAATTCTCTCGATTCTCAGTCCTCTGGTCCTGTTTCTTTCATGGGTATCTTTGATGCAGTGTGTCAAACAATTGCTTCGTCTGGTCACAGGCGTGGAGCACAAATGGGTGTCCTTAGGATTGACCATCCTGATATTCTTGATTTTATTAGGGCTAAACGCAACAGTGATAAGCTCACAGGTTTTAATATCTCAGTCGGGATTACAGATGCATTTATGGAAGCTCTGGATAGTGATACCGAGTACGATCTTGTCTTTGATGGTGTTGTGCGTGGGTCTTTATCGGCCTCAATGGTTTGGGACGAAATAATGAACTCGACATGGGATTGGGCAGAGCCTGGGGTTCTGTTTATTGACCGTATACAAGAGATGAATAACTTGTGGTACTGTGAGACTATTGAAGCCACTAACCCATGTGGTGAGCAGCCGTTGCCCCCGCAAGGTGCATGTCTATTAGGTTCCTTTAACTTAGTAAAATACCTTGATGAAAGTGATGGTAATTATACATTTAACTTTACACAGTTTAAGAAAGATATCCCACATGTAGTACGTGCTATGGATAATATTATTGATCGTACTATTTACCCGCTTAAAGAGCAGTCTGATGAGGCTAAGGCTAAAAGACGTATGGGACTAGGTGTAACTGCGCTAGCTAACGCTGGTGAGCTTCTAGGGTACCCTTACGCTTCTCCTGAATTTCTTAATTGGTCAGAGAAAGTATTTGCTTGTTTGAGAGATAATTGTTATCGGGCATCAGCACTTCTTGCAAAAGAAAAAGGTGCGTTCCCTATGTATCGTAAAGAGTATCTAAAGTCTAACTTTGTACGTACACTTCCAGCATCCGTTAAAAAGGAGATTAGAGAACATGGCATACGTAACAGCCACCTTACTAGCATTGCTCCTACTGGGACTATTAGTCTCGTGGCAGATAATGTTACTGGTGGGATAGAGCCAGTATTTAGTCACTATTATGATCGTACTATCCAAACATTTGAAGGACCTCGTGTAGAGCGTGTAGAGGATTACGCTTATGCAAGAGGGGTAGAAGGGAGGACATCATCTGATATTTCAGTTCAAGACCACTTAGCAGTATTGCTGTTGTCTCAACACTATGTTGACTCAGCGTGTTCTAAAACTTGTAATGTGGGAGATGATGTCTCATATGAGGAATTTAAACAAGTGTATGTTGATGCCTGGAAGGGCGGGGCGAAGGGATGCACTACGTTCAGGATCAGTGGAAAAAGATTTGGTATCTTCAACGAAACCTTGGAAGAGGAAGAGAAGGTACTTAGCGAGAATGAGGAAATGGCTGAAGAAGAGGGAAAGGTTGAGGCTTGCTTCATCGACCCGCTTACAGGCCAAAAGGAATGCTCATAACGACTAATTAACGGAGGAGTAATATGGCAGAAGAAACAATTTCTGTTACCGATATCGCATCGCAAGGGGTAATCATAGATACTCCTCCTGTTGCCTTAGCACCAAACGTATTTACAAATGTACGCAATGTTAGGTTTAAAGATGGTGCAGTTCGTAAAATTACTGGTGAGCTACTGCTTAATAATATTGTAGAAGATCTTGTACCTGCTAATGAAGCATTTGGGCAAGTTAGGTACTTTGCAGTCTGGGAAAACCCCAACAAAGCACCACATGGTTGTTATTATATTTGGGTAGTAGACTATATACGTGCTGGTATTACAGTGGGTCAGAAAGTTTATATTCAAGATCATCTAGGTACAAAGAAAGATATTACACCTGCTAGTATGACAAACGGGTTTGCATTTACAACTTACGGTTGGCAACATACTTTGTTTAGTGGTGGTTTTGCTTTTATTTTAAATAACGGTATTGATAAACCGCATTACATTCTTGATACTGCAGGTAACACAGATATTAATAATATAGTACTTGCAGAACTTCCTGGATGGGATAGCTATCAAGTTGAGCAACAAGTGTTTAATGATACATATTCAGCAGGTGCAATTACAGTATTTGATCTTGGACAAAAAGTAGACTTTTCTACTAATCAAATTCTTGTTACAGGGACTAATAATAAATCAGCACAAGCAGGTAGTCCTGCTGGGTCAGGGACAGTAAACGGTACTAACTTTGTTCCAGGAACCCTACCAGGAACTACACCTACTGTAACAGGTAATAACTTTCAAATTTACACAGACACATCTACTAATACCACAGTTATTGTAATTGGCGGTCTTACTGTAGGGGATTCTGTAAAAGTAACAATTGAATCTAGAAATATTGTTGATGTTCGTGCTGGTATAGTACAATCATTTGGTGATCTACTGGTTGCTGGTGATCTTACAGAAGTAGACTCAACTAATAATGCAAAAATTATTCGTAGACTTTCGGGTGTAGTGCGTACATCAGATGTTGCAGTTCCAGGGTCTGTTCCAAATAACTGGAACCCATTTGCAGCAGGTGTAAGTACAGCAGACGAATTTACTTTGTCTGAAACAAATGTTATTCAAGAAATGAAATCGTTGCAGGGTAATATGTACATTTATAGTACAGACAGTATTCACGTTATGCGCCTTACTGGTAACGCCACTGCACCTGTTTCATTTGCTCCTAATACAGATGAGTATGGGTGCCTTACTACAGGTGCTGTTGTGGAATATGATGGTAAACATTTTGTAGTAGGCGCTAACGACATTTACACATTTTCTGGAAACCCAGGAAATATACAATCGTTATCTGGTAAACGGGTTACTCAATACTTTTATAATAACCTAAACCCAATACATGAACGTCAATTGTTTACCCTTCAGAATCATCAAGAAGAAGAAATATGGGTGTGTTATCCTACACTAAACTCAACTGGAGGCGAGTGCGATGAAGCTCTTATCTGGAATTACAGAGACAATACATGGACTATTAGAGACCTTGATGCGGTTGCTGCAGGTGATGTTGGGCCTATTAAAGGAGGCGGTATCCCAACTGCGACTATTGCGGCTACTGGCAACAGTGGCAATGCAGGCTATACTAATCGCGGTAAAAGAGAGACTCAAGCAGTTACTATTAATGGTAAAACGCCTAAAAAAACAGTAGGAACTAAAGCTGTTAAAACAGTAGCTGTTAGTACATTTAGTAGCTTTACTACTGATGTGCTTGAAGTTGTAGATCTTACAGTCACAGGTGATACTGGGCCTAATACTGTTAACGCAGTAAGCACACTAACTTATCCATCTTCAGCAACATTTACTTATGATCGTGATAAATCTACCCACCTTGATGGTGGCGCTAGCGCAATTATTAACGGTGATGCTAGTATTGGTAATGTTAGTTTCCCTGCTAGTGCTATTCTTGGTACTAGCTATGCTGATGGTGCTACAATTACTATGACGCAGTTTGTTGCGGCTATTCGTGATTATATTAATAGTAATAATGCATTGGCAGATTTTACAGCTACTGCATCTACTAATATTCTTACACTTACGTCTGACGTTCCTGGGCCTCGTGCATTTAGTACTTCTACTTTTGCAGTGTCTGGTAGTGGTTCAACAACTAATATTTCGCCTAATTCTACGACTACAGGGGTAGGTGTGTATGGTATTACAGCGGCACTTAGTCCTGCTATTTCAATGACTATTACGGCACCAGCCGTAAGTGGAGTACAAGGTGCAATCAACGAGACAATTACTCTTACAAAAAATCTCACAAATCAAGCGGCGATTAGAGATGATATTGTGTCTAAACTATCTGCTCTTAGCGTCTTTAATGGTAGTTCTTCTGCTATCTATAGTGTTGCAACTAATGGAAACAATATAAGATTTACTTCAGTTAACGGTGGGAATCATAGTGCCTTAACAATTGCTTTTGCAACTGATTATCAAGGTACAGGTTATAGTGAAACAACTTTTGGTGGCAATCTTACTTCTTCAGTAAGTGTAGTTACTACAGGTGTTGATAACAGTATTCCACAACCAGTACTTACAGTAACGTTCCCAGATGCCTCTACAAGCACTACAGTACTTAGCGGTACTCAAACTAGAGCTACAGTTGTAACAGCTGTCAGTGGGCTTATAAATGCTAATAGCGGATGGAGTACAACTACAGGGACAGGTCTTGTTACAGCTACAGCTGCAGCAGTTGGAATTGTAAGCAATAACTTTACAGTTACAGTAGCTAGTACAGGTAGTTTACCTGCTGGTTTTAGTAACAGCACATTTACAGGTGCTCAAACAAGAGCAGGTCGAGCAGCACATAGTACAACAGATCGTATTACTATTACGCCACCTGAAGGAAACCCTGTAACAATAAACTTTGATAGTACAACAGCATTTGATCCTGACTCTGGAAGTTCACCTACTAATGTAGAAGAAATAACAGCTGTTGAAATAGCTACCGCGTTACAAGCAGCTTGGACAGATACAACTTACTTTACTGTAAGTCGTTCTAACGAAGTGCTTACATTTACTAGCGCAGATAGAAAAAATGTAACAGGTTCTTTTGCTTATACTGTAACTCCAGGGGATTCAAGAACTGGCACACTAGTGTCGCCTTTAATTTCTAACTCAACAAGTAGTAATATTGTAGTAACCGAAGGTGTTAACCCTATTTATGCTAAAATGACTAGGGTTACTATTACTATTAATACAACAAGTGGTAGTAGTGTAATTTTTGACAGGCATTATGGTGAAGGCCCAGGTAGGCTTCTTGACCCTAGCTTTACACCAGCAGCTAATGATAGTACGTATGGTGATTCGGGTGTCTCAAGTGACTCAGCTTATCTTGCATTATATTATAATCCAGATGCTACACAAAACTCTACTGAGTTAGCTAAGCCTAACGGAACTGTAGCTACGCTTCAAAGCGCATTGCTTGCAGCACTTGCTGAGATTAGTACTAATAACGCACTGATTGTAACACCGGATAGTACATCTGCACCTACAACCATTGATATTAGTCCTAGCCAGTTTAGCTCTACAGCTAACTATGTAACTGCATTTAGTCCAGCTACGCAAGTAGTAGCAGCTAGTGTTGCCCCGACAACTACAGCCTTAGTGGCTGCAGCAGAGGGTAATACAGTAGCAACAACTAATCCTACTCAAAGCACATCAGGAACATCTATTAGTACTACGTTTGATATTGTAAGGCCTTGGTCAAGCAACCAGACTAACCCTAATAAGTTGTTCCCTATCTTTGCAGAAAGTGGATACACATCTGGAACATTGTTTAATCGTATTAGGTCAGCAGATTTAGGTTTTGATTTTGGTGGTACACCTTATATATCTTATGCCGAAAGAGAACAGCTGTCTATTACACCAAACTTTGACACTGAAACATTAAGCAGTATTGCTTTGTGGGCAGATGGTGGGACAATCACAACTGTTGGTGGTGAACCGCAACGTGCTACTCTACAGCTTAGAGCGAGGGCTACTAATAATCCTGGTGAGCTTGCATATTTGACTACGCCTGAAGATAATACACAGTCTGGTTCAAAAGCAAATAAGCTAACTGTAAATGATTTTATTGTAGCTAGTTCGTATAAAACTGATGTACGTACTACTGGTAGATTTCTTAATTACAGGGTTGATGATGCAGCTGCAGATACAAGTAGCGCTTACACAGGTAGTAATACTAAAGCATGGAATATATCAGGTATGCAATTAGGTATCTTAAAAGGAGGCGTTAAGTAATGGCAGTACAAAACCCGCCTATTACGGATCAACCTGCTCTTGATTTTACATTGCTTGAAGTAATTAAACTACTTAACGATCTTGAGCAACAAAATCTAAAGTTAATTAAAGACATTAAAGAGTCTACTAACTTTGCAGATTTACAAAACAAGGTAAGAGCAGAATGATAAAACTTATTGAGGACAATGACGTATTTGAAGCTATTCAGCTTATGAATAAGTCAACTAAAGAAAATACATATGGTGGATACGAAAGAAACGAAGCCATATGGATTTCTTTTTTCTTAAATATTGTAGCTAAACAAAAAGAAAGTAACCCACATTACTTAGCTATTGGTGAATATAAAGACAATAGACTTATAGGATTTCTTTTAGCCTCTACATATCAAAGCTACTATAATAACCAATACACTATGGACGTAAAAGATTGCATTGTAGATAGTGATAACAGCACTCCTTTTACTGTAATTAAACTATTTAATGCTATGCTAGAACATGTAAAGCATCATGGTGGGTTAAAATGGAGGGCTGACTCTATAAGAGCAGAAGGACACTCTCAAAATTATGTTGAATTACTAAAATTAAAATACGGTGCAGAGATCTACTACTCAGCACATGGTATTATAAAGGAGAATGTAAATGAGTAGTGGTGGCGGCGGTAGCACACAAACACAAGTTTCTGGTATCCCAGAAGAGTTTAAACCACAAGTAAAAGAAGGTCTTGATATTAATCTTGCTCGTCTTAGAGAAACACAAGCAGATCCAAATAGACTAGTAGCAGCTTTGAATGAGCCGCAACAACGTGCTCTTTCTTATCAACAACAACTAGGTGAGCAAGCTGTTCGTGGTACTGGTCTTTATGACACTCGTGCTGCAGAAGAACGTTCTCTTAAGAATCTTATGGGTTCTTCTTTAGGACAAGCCTCAGCAGGAGGTGCTCTAGGGTCTGCACGTAGTCAAGCAGCGATGCAAGGAGCACTAGCAGATCGTGCTGGTAAATACCAATCAGATCGTCAAGCAATGGCGGGTATGGGTGTTGAACAAATCGGTCAAGCTGGAACAACCTTTCAACAGCAAGCACAAAAAGAAGCTGAAGCAAAAGATACTTCTCTTGCAAACTTCTTTGCTAATCTTGCAGGTGCTGGTTCAGAAACTAAATCAACCTCTAGTGGAGGCAAGTAATGATTAATGTAGCTCAAGCTGGTAATAAGCAAAGGCGGCAAGGGCCACGATATCAATCAGGCCCTGTTGGGAGACCCCAAGACCCTACGCTAGAAGAACAAGCAATGCAAATGGCAAAGGGTGTTGCAACTGACAAAGCAAAAAAAATGGCTGATCCATATCTTGAAAGTGCATTTCAATCTGTTAAAGACACTGTTAACCCATATATTAAAAAGGGTGTTGAGGGTGTTAAGGCAGCGTTTACAAGCACACCTACACGTACCCCAGGACCTCTTACAGGTAATATGGCTAATGCTGCGACAGCAAACATTGGACCAGGGGGTGGGCCAGCCTTGGCAAACCTTGTCACAGAAGGTGCTACAGCTGCAGAGATTGCTGCTGGTGCTGGTCAAATGGCTGCACCCACTACGGCGGCTACTACAGCTGCTGGTACAAGCGCTGCTGGCGGCGCTATGGCTGGTCTTGGTGCTGCTATGCCCTATATTGGGGCAGGTCTTCTTGCTGGTAAAGCCTTTGGTTTGTTTAGCCAAGGCGGTTATGTTGGTGGGCCTCTATCTAAGGTTCGCTATAAACAATCAGGTGGCCCAATTAACGAAGAGATCGAAGTATCATATGGTGGACCTCTATCTAAAGGAGCTTAAATATGCCAATACCCTATCAGCCAACTTATTCGTTGCAACCTAAATATGGGTTTCGTTATGGTCCTTCTTCTTTTGCACCCCCACAAGCACCCATAGCACCTCCTCCTGCAGGTCTTCAGGGTAGCCCCGCTACTCCTCCCCCAGTTATGGGTACACAGCAAGGTACAGCGGCTCCTGCGTATACGCAAGACCCCCTACAAGCTGGAGGTGACTTACAGAATCAACAAGCTGAGGCTTATAATCAAGCTAGAATTAATCAAGCACAGTCTTATGGATACACACAGGGTGTTCAAAACCCTGCAGGTATTGTAAGGGCTGTTCCTGTTGTTGGTAATTTTATGGCTGACTCTTTAAATATGGGGCAAGACTCTAAATATACCTATGGTGACCCAGGAACTTATGATGCACAGGGTAACGTGTTTGCAGATAAGGGCAGGGCTTATGATCCAATCACAGGAGCACCCGCACAGTCTTATACTAAAATGACAGGTGAAGACTCTTGGCTTGGAAATGCATATGGTGTAGGCACTGAGGGTGGTTTGTTTGGATCTGATAGTGGTTACGGAAAACTAAGAGCAGCTGGTGAAAGCCCTGTTAGTTCTTTTCTTGGCAGCTATGACAACTCTATCTATAAGCAGATGGATATGGACCCAAGCATAACAACTGTAGAGGGTGCCCGTGCTGCTCGTAGACGCGGAGAAAACTCTCCTATTGAAAACCTTTCTAATACTATTACACAAAATACAATTAATGCTAAAACAGATGAGTTTGGAAATATACCAACTGGCCCTGTGTGGGGTACTCAGCCTGGTGATTATGTTCAATCAGATCAAGGACCTCTTATGGTTAGTGATAGTGGACAGATGCAAAACCCTCAAGGTGGGACAACTGTTATGATTGATGGTGTTAGTTTTGTTAATGCTAATATATCTAAAGGAACAAAGACTGAATTTAAAGGAACTCCTTTTGAAAGAGAAGTGCCCCTAAGTCAAGAACAATTTGATATAATAAGCGACAGAACTTCTCCTACTAGCGCTAACACAGTACCCGATGAGTTGTCTGGTCCACAGATGGGTTCTTCAAAACCATCATCAGCAGTGCAAGCAGTGCTAGATAGTTTAGATCCATCTAAAGCTATTTCTTCAGATGAAACAACGTCTATTAGTGATATTGTTAGTGGAGCAGGGATGACACCTGCATCTACTGGTGGTAGTAGCTTTAGCTCTAAGCCGAGTACTCCTGCACCAAGTAGCCCTGCAAATCCTGCGAACTATAATAATAAAGATGGACTACCATCAAAACCGTCATCTCCACCTCCCGGACATCCTGAATATAACCAAGGTGGAAACAATGATAGCTCAAGTGGAGGTAAGTAATGAAACTTAAAAGTTATACTAATAAAGATCGTTACGGCAACATGACCTCCTTTGAGTTCTATGAGGGCAGCAGTGTTGACATGGGGCCAATACCCCCAATGATGCAGGGTGTCCCTGATCATCCTGGAGAACCTAAGGGAACTGACACAGTACCCGCATGGTTAACCCCAGGTGAGTTTGTAATGAACGCTGAAGCTACACGTATGTTTGAGCCACAGATAGAGCAAATGAACAATGCTGGTCGTGCTGTACAGGCACAACAAGGTGGTACAATCCCTGAGTACGCTGCACATGGTGGTCAAATGCCAGCAGCCAACATAGATGGTAATGAGTTTGCTAAAGCAGCAATAGCAGTGGGGCTACCTACAGATAATGCTACGTTAAACAAACTAGTTAATTTAGTTAATCAAGGGATGAGTGTTCAAGAAGCAGCAAAAAGAATTGCTAATGTTCCACAGTATGAAGCTAATGGTGGCCCTGTGTATCTTGCAGAGGGCAGTGGTAACTTCTTTAGTGATCTAATTAGTGGTTTGTTTTCTAGTGGGACCCCTAAGTCAGGAGATGAGGCTCTTGCAGCAGTAACCCCCTCTTATGGTAACGCTGTGCCGCCCAAACCTACAACAACAAGCCAAGCTCCTGTAGCGCCTACAAGGCCAGGACCAACGATGTCTAATAAGATGTATATGGATTTCCTTAAGAACAAAGAAGGGTTTCGTAATGAAGCTTATCTTGATTCTGCGGGTATTCCTACAATTGGATATGGATTTACTGAGGGTGTTAAGATGGGTGATACCATTTCTGAAGAGGCAGCTAATGAAAGGCTTCTTAAAGAAATGGCTAGGACCGATCAAGACTATAACAGTCTTGTTTCAGCTGATCTTAATCCTAATCAACAAGCTGCTGTTAAGTCGCTACTGTATAACATTGGTGGCCCACAGTTTGAAAACAGTAAGGCACGTGCTGCTCTTAACTCTGGTGACTTTGAAACCTTTAAGAAAGAGGCTTCAGAGTTTCGTATGGCTGATGGTAAGGTTATTCCAGGATTGGAAAACCGTAGGCGTGATGAACTAGAATTGTTCTTTAAACCTTATAACCCTTCTGAAGATGACTCTGATGATGCTGTTGTTTCTAAAAAAGTAGGAACTCTTTTAGACAATGATGTCTATGAGGATGACATGGGTGCATTTGTTAATACACCTGAGGGGCCTGTTTATCTAGATGATAACCAACTACAGGCTATGACTAGAGATAAACTACCTGTAGACCCAGGACTCCTTGCTGCAGTTGAAGCACAGAAAGAACAGGTCCCATCAATGGATGATGTTCCTCCAAACCCAGATGGTCCTTTTGGTCCTAAAGTTCCTGATGCGGTTGGTCCACGTAGTGAAGATCAACAAATCAGAGATGAAGTATTACTTGAGGGAACTACTGAAACTGCAAGGGCTAATCAACCAATGCCTGTAGATCCAGGACTTCTTGCTGCAGTTGAAGC